GCTTCTGCATTATTCTGCATAGCTTTTCATGTGATTCAATTTTTTGTAATGCTTCGTCTTTTCTAGCCATTATGTTCTACCTGCTATTACCTTTTCCGTTGGCGATAGTAACGCTTCTTGGTTACGTGTCAAGTTAGTTTGTGGGTTAATTTGTTGCGTGTTACTTGCCATTTTTTTAGGCATAGGTGTATTACCTAGTGGTGGTGTTTGTATTTTACTCATAGGTTCACCAGGTAAAACTTTGTTAATTAAATTTTTACCACGTTGTATTAATCCAGGTCCATCTTTAAAAAATTTACCGAATACTCCACCAACATTTGGATTTTTACCTTCTTTGTATACTTTTAATTTATCTTTAGGATCTAACTTTTTAAATCTGTAACTATTTTTTAATAAGTTTAATTGAAGTTTAGGATATAAATAATTAGGGTCTACAATAAATCTATAGTCTGCACTTTCTTTTGTTTTGTCTTTAGCTAATCTTTTTACTGCTTCAACTTTCTTTTTAAATCTAGCATCAGAATAATTAATAGGTGTAAATGTGCCATTCATTAAGTTGTTTATCATCTTGGTACCTAGTCCTTGTGCTTTTAATTTTTTTCTAATGTCAAAGTTATTTAAACCTATAGTTTTTGCATCAACAATCATTTTATAAAAGTCTTGTTGTATTTTGTAACCTTCTAATTGCATTTGATTATACTCTCTAAGTATTACTTCTGGTCCTCTCGAGTTATAATTTTCAGGAGAATATATTTTTTCAGTGTCATCAATAGCTCTCATTAATCTGTTAAACTCACCAGTTTTATATTCCATAGATTTTAATATATCTATGTTAATAATTCTAACTCCAGATAGTAATGCAATTAAATCATCTGTTGCACCTTTCTCAAATTTTTGTGCTGTTGATACAAGTCCAGGTTCTACTGCATTCATTAAGTGCATAAATGATTTTTGTAATTTATCTCCCACATCATCAGACTCAGAATAAATTCTAACACCTTCTGCTGTTCTACCACCTCTACCTCCAAGTAATATACCACCTGGTTGTACATCTAATAATGCTTCTAATCCTAATTGTTCTGATAAAAATGGACTTAACATTTCCATAACAGGTCCGTCAGGAGCTAACATCATGTTTAATATAAACTCAGAAGTATCCTCTTCACTTAAATTTTGATCAGCAGCTTTTTGCATTACAGCGTTTAATGGTTTTTGTAAAAAATCATACGGACTAAAGTATGAAAAGTTAAATGCTTTAGCTTTACCTTTGTCAAAACCTGTAAAGGCTACAAGGTTTGCATTTCTATCCCAGTCAGCAGCAAATGATCTTTGATAAGCTGACCATTGTTCTGGTGATGTGCCTGTTAACGCTTGACTTAAAGCTGTAGCTCCTACACCAACACCACCAAATGCTAATGGTGTACTAATTGCTCCTTTAAGACCCATCTGTCTTATTCTAGGATTAGGGTGTGCCATTTGTTTAAGATTAAAATCCATGATCCGTGTTGCAGTACGCAAGATCTCTGCAGGAAAGGCAACGAAGTTACCAAGTGGTAGCTTTCTAATTGATTGAATTGCTGGTGGTACTTTACTGTATGTCGGGTACACGTTTCTAATTTCGTGTGCAGATATTTCATCTAGTATATTATCTAGTGTACGTTTAGCACCTGTCATTGGATTAACAGGTCCTATTTTTAAACCCATGTGATTAGCATATTCTAAAGCTGCTTTACTAGTTGGTAATACTTCGGTCATTTGTGATTTAACATATTGCCTGCCATATATTTTCCACAAAGAATCACCACCTGCATACAAACGTGTTGCATCTCTGACTAATGGTTTTTTAGTAAACGCTTCAAACAATTCGTCTAATGTATTTACAGCGCCACCTTTTATATCATTTAATACTGCACCAAGCTCAGATGATATAATGTTTTCATCCATTGTACCTAGTGATATTTCTTTTTCTATAAAATCAAATAATCTTTCTTTTGTTATTCTACCTGATGGAAAGATATCTTCTAATACAATTTTAAATGAGTCTGATACACTAGAGTTACCACCTATATGTCCTCTTGCAAATGGAAAGAACCCTGCAGAATATACATTACGCACTTGAGTTTGTGGTGAGAATACTGTCTTACCCATCTGTGTTAAAACTTTAAACTGTAGTATGTGTCTATAAATAGATGCTTCAATTAATTTATCTAATGGTCCACGTGTGCTTTTTAATGCGTTTGCTAATTCCTTTGATGCATACAATCCTTGGATGTCGCTAGACAACACACCTAAGCCAGGTATTTTATGTATCTGTTCGTATCCAGGAAACTTCATAGCTTGTGCTTCTGTTTTAACTAATTGTCCTGAGTTTTGTAAAACTTTAGATAGATTATCATAAGCTCTTTTAGTGTATACCTGACTCATCATTTCTGCTGTAGTCATGGCCACCGATGATCGTAAGTTGTCTCCTTTACCTAATAACTTTTGAATAACATCTGGTAATTCTTCACCTCGTTTTAAAAATTTATAGTTATCATCTCTTAAAAATCTAAGACCTATTTTTCTAAGTGCCGTAATAGGGTCCATTTTTTCTGCACGACCTGTGTATAAAATATTTTCTACAATTCTTTTTGCTTGTTCTTTTAATGCTGCGTCTTTACTTAAATTAGGAAACTCTGATGCTGCAGCTTCTTTAAAATCTTTGTTGCCTCTGACTACTTTTTTTAATACGTAATCTACCGCTGCTTCTTTGTCTTTAACTAAAGGTTGAAACATTGGTCTTTCAAATATATCAAATGACGCTCTCATATATTTGTTGCCTCTATTTAATAAATCTTTTTTAAAGTCTGCAAACTTTTGATTGTTAGGTAATGCTTTTGCTAATGCATCTCTAAGTTCATCTAATTGTTTATCTATATCTTTTGCAGAAAATCTGTACTCTTCTGGTAGATCACTTAGTTTTCTTTGTCCTTTTAAATATTCTGTAACTTTATCTAAATCGTATTTTTGTCCTACCCTAGATGTAATACCTTCATTATATTTTCCTTGAAAACCTTGTGCTAATTTATAGTACGCTTGATCTAAATCGTCTAACGCTTTATTTATTCTTCTAGATTTTCCTTTAATTGTATTTCTTAACGATTCTTTTATTAAACCCATTTCTAATGTGTCGTTAGCAAACGATCTAAAGTTAGATAAAAAATCATCGAGTGATGCTGTTTCTGACAATACTCTATTAGGATTAGTTTTAGATAACATCCTCCACTCGTTAAATGGTGGCAATTGTTTTGCAACTTTTATAGGATTAGTTCTAGCCCATGCTCCAATTATAATTGGTGCTACAACTTTTTCTAATGGTTTGACTGCAGCAAATCTTAATCCTTTGGCCATGTTTGGTAATACATATTTATCGTAACTTGCAACTTTAGCAACACCACCCATAGTTTTACCGGCTACATTTAATGCTCCTTTAACAACAGGTTTAGCTCCATACTTATATGTTTGTTGTAATGCTTTTCCAACTAATGGAAATCCACCACCAAGTAATGTACCTTCTCTTGCATATCTCATTTTATTTTTAAAAGTAGCTAATGCTAAGTCACTACCGGTAAGTCCTTTAGTAGATTCAGGTTGATTAATTCTACCTGCACTAATATCAGTAAAAGGAATTTTATATTCTAATCCATAATCTTCGTTAGGTTGTGATCCAGATCTTACAGCTACTTCTGATAAACCAAGTATAGTTGCATCTCTTCCCATTCTTTGTGCAATTTTAGATGCTTTACTTGTACCCATAAACTGTTGTAAGTTTTTAATTTTTTTCCAAGTCTTTGCACCATTAACAACTTTAGTTGCAGCTGCTACTGGTATTGCATATTCAGATAATAATTCTGTTAATGCACCTGGTAAAGTTTCTGCTTCACCCAACACTTCTTTAGTGTCCATCATCTTATTAAATTTTGTTTGAAAGTCTGAGTCAAATACATAGTCAATAGGTGTTAGTACAAATTCACTAGCTCCTCTTACAAAATTAGGACCACCTCTCATAATAGATTTAGCTATGTCTGTGTAACCTTCTATATATTTTCTTTTCTTTTTAACTTCTGGATCTTGATCTTGTCTGTATTTTTCTAACATTGGTGCCATACCAAAATTAGAAAAAGTTAAGGCTGCTTGTAGTAAACCTTCTTTAGTATATTTAACTGGAAGTTTACTTCTGTCATATGCTTTTTGCATTGCATAATTAAAAGCATTTTCAAATTCACTTTCGTTTTCAATTACTTTCTTTTTACCTCGTTCAATAGTTTTAATTGGAACTTCAGGTAAATTTTTTGGAACTTTGTAACGACTAATATCACCCTCCATGATATCTTCTTTACCTATTTTGTCTATAATATTTTTCTTTATATCACCTAAAAGCGTTCGCTTTTCTTTTTCGTCGGCCATGTTACGCTCCTGACGGTAATGATAAATTTACTCCGTACTTCATATTGAATTCATCAACATCCGTTTGTGTTTGTATCTCTGCAAAATCTACTAAAGCTTGTGGGCTTTCTGCTAAAATTACTACGATGTCATCTGTTATCTCTTTTGGTAATCTTGATCTTAATTCTTCATAAGATAAACCATCACCTGTTGGTGCAATTTCTTTTGGTTGTGTTTCTGTAACTTGTACTTCCTCTTCTTCGATTAGTGGATTTGCACCCATACCACCCAAACTAAAATTAGCTCTACCACCTTCTGCTAAACCTAAAGATTCTTTTACCATTTTGTTATATAATGCTATGTATCTTTTAGCTGTTTCCTCTGCAATGTATTTAGGATTTTCTGCAGCGTATTCACCTTCAACGACTTCTATCATTTCTCCATCAGGACCCATAACTTTAATCACTGCTTCACTGTTTGTTATATCGTTTTGTATTCCTTGAATAACAATGTCTGCTTGTTCTTTGTTACTAAATAAAGATGTTACCGCAGGATTTTTACCAGTGTATCCTTGTAGTCTTTGCATTAAAATTGCTTGTTGTTGTGCATACTCTTCTTCAGATAAAGCTTGATCTGTTGCTTGCGCTGCTTCTAACTCAAACAGTTGAGTCATAAGAGCTTGTATCTCTGCATCGTTTGCTTGTTTAGCAAACGTCTTAGACCCACCTTCTGATCCAAGGATCTTGGCCTGTGCACCTAATAGTGTATCAAACATTCCTGTTTGACTGTTGTATCTGTTGATTGCTCTGTCATCTGCAGCTTTGTTGTATGCTGCTCTGCTTGCTCTAAAATTAGCAAATGGTTCTTTAGCTGCTGCGCCTGCTGTTTGAAATATGTTTCCTTGAGGTGATCTTGATAGTAAATCTAAACCAAAGTCTATTTTAAAATTACCTAAAGATCTGTCTGGTTGCATTGGTGGTGGTTGAAAAGCCATGCTGTCTGCTAAATCTTTAATCTGTTGCATGTTCATATCTTTAAGATTCATTTTAGATAAATCGTTTTGCTTTACAGTATTGTTTTCGTTAGTATTATAACCTTGTCTTAGTCCAGATGTAATACCTTCACCGGCACTACCACCTTTTCTAAACATAGGTCTTCTTAATATTCTGCTCATTTTAAGAATCCATTAAAGGGTTTTTAGTTCTTCTTCCTTGAGGATTAAATATTTCACTTAATACTAATCCTGTTCCAAGAGCCGTTTGTAATGGTGTTGGATTCGGTGTTACAGTTGATTGATTACCGAATGGTGCATTACCAGAGAATAGACTTGCAACTCCAGAACCATACGTACCTAATCTTTCATAAGGTTCAAATGCCTCTAATCTATTTGCTTCTCTTACTGCATCAAGCTCTGCTTGTTTTTGTATTTGTTGTACGCCGCCCAATCGACCCAACTGGTTAATGTCTGCTGTTCCAAAATCTTGTATGTTTTGACCTAATATGCCTTGTTGATTAAATGCTGTTCCTGCTGCTGTTTGTGCATTAGCAAATCCTGCTTGTAATAATTTTGATTGTAGTAATGCTCTGTTGGCATCTTGGTTAGATTGATATTCTGATCTCATTACACCTTCTCTACCACCACCTAAGTTTCCAGACATAGCTGCTGTCTGTCCAATACCTGTTAGACCTGCTTGAGTTTGTTTGTCAAATTCTGCTAATGTTGCATCGATTACATCTGTTTGATATGGCGACATAAATGGTTGATAAGCTTGCGGTCCTGAGTATGCTGCTTGTTGTGTAAGATAAGGTTGGTATGCTCCAACACCTGATCCTGCTAAATTATATGCTTGTGTTTGTAAAGGATCTTGCGCTGCTACTTGCGGTGCAAGTCTAGCTGTATCTAGTGGTATTGATGTTAATCCTGCTAATTGTTTTCCGTAATCAACACCAAGGTCTGTTACGTATTGTTGTGGTAAATTTTGTACTTGTTCTATTGCCATTATACTACCTCGCTTAATCTTTCCGAAACTTCAAACATATCTCTAGCACCAGCCATACCTTGTGACTCTTCCGATACTTGTCCACCCGCTTCTAAATGTTTCATCATGTTTTCCATAACTTTTGCTCCCTGATCTATATCTCCACCACCTGCGTTTCTAACAGCATCTGCAGTAAATACAAACTCATTTACACTTAATCTTGCAGGTACGTCATCTGCTTTTTCTTCTCTTCCTATAGGTACAAACCCACCTTCAGCTCTGTAATCTTTTTCCATGCCACCAAGGTCCATGATTCCACCTTCGGCTTTCATGTTTTGTTTACTCATATAATAGTTTTCATATGTTTTATGATTTTCATTCATAGAAGCTGCATCAGGATTTGTTTCATATATCATTTTCCAACCTTGATAATTAGGGTCGCTTTCATAATCAATAACCGCACCGGCATCTGCATATCCTATTCTACCCCCATTAGCTGCTTGTGCATATGTTACCGCCATTTCTTCTGGTGTAAATTTTCTAGCTGCAACAGCCGGTAAAAAATTTAATCCTGCTGCTAGTCCTTGTTCTTGAGTTGCTAAGTTTGCAGCTTTTTTAAGATCAGCTAATTGTAATGCTGTATTATCACTTGGTAAACCTGGTGTGTCAGACTCCGTGTTTTTAGTAAACAAACCTGCTGCAATACCACCAAGTGCGGGAACAATGTTTTTAGCAAGTCCCTCTGTAATTTTTTCACCAATAGTATATTCGTTATCACCTTTACCCCGTGGTTTTGTTATAACGTTAGTTACTGGGTCAATTAAAAAATCTAAATAACCTTTACTACTTTTACTTCCAGGAATAACATCAAAATAATTTGAACCTAATGCAGCAAGTGTAGCGGCAACTACAGGATTCTTTTTAATTGGGTCCATAATTTTTTCTTGAAAGAACGATCCAATACCATATTGTTTTCTTCCATCTAGACCCATGATACCACCATACGCTGCCATCTGTCTGTCAGGTAAAACTGGTCCCGTTGGTTTAGGACCAAATGGGTTAACCGGTTTTGTTGGATCTTCTGGTAATACAGGACCACGTGATTGTTGAAACTCGTCCATAGCTTTTCTGCCTACTTCATCATACTCTTCGTCAGTAAGTTCTCTACCTAATTCACCTTCTAGTTCGTTAAGCATAAATTCTAAAATTTCAAAATATCTATCAGGCCCAGCCATCATCATATTTTCCTCTTGTGGAGATTTAGGTCCCTCGTCACCTCTATACTTAATAGATGGTGCGTTAGTCATTAATTCTTCTGAAATTGATATGTCTGTTATTGCCATAATTGCCTTATTTTATAGAGTTTCTCATACTACTTGGTTTTTCCTATTAAATCAAGAGGCGGCATGATAACTGTTACATCTCTCCGCACATCTTCTTCAGGTATATTTGCAGCTTTTAAAGCCTCTTCGGTATCGTAGACTTCTCCTGTTTTTTTATTACTTATTTTAGTTATAATTTTTTCTGGTGTTAATACTGGTATATCGTTCATTATGTTGTTACCTCTTTCTTAATATTTAGATAGCTAATAGCCACATCAAACGAATCAGAAGTGCTTGATTGTACTGTAAAAGTTTTGCCACCCTCTACTATTAGCGGTTGAGTTAATAATTCTTTTGTTTGATTAGCTGTTAATGGCACTGATTTTATAGCTGTAATGCTATTATTTATAATAGTTACACTAGGTGTACCAGCTGATGTAACAAGTATAGATTTAATAACAATAGTTTCATTAACTGCCGGAACACCTGATCCTAATGGTGTAAGTGCACTACCACTTGTGCTGTTATCTATACCTACAAATTTATATTGGTTTACTACTGCCATTAATCTAAAAAGAAACTTCTAGCTTCTATCTCCTGTTTTAATTCTTCTTGAAATGTAGTGTTAAGT